GTAGATTAGTAGCGGATGAATTTACAACATTCGTAGAAAAAAGCCTTTCTTTCGCCGCCGTCGAGGGTTACCACGATGATTTGGTGATGGCATTGGTTGTATTTGCATACTTCTCAACTACCGACGAATTCGACAACTATGTTGATCGAAGACAGCGTATGCCAGAAGAATTGTTTCATAAGGATATTGAAGAACTCCAAGATGAATTTTTGGGATTTGTTCTACATGATGATGGGGATTTCGATACTACTGATGAAGATGTGAGTTGGTTTACAAACTAACTCATCCAAACCTCAAATCGCAGAGACTAAGAAAATGAGCACTGAAAACACTCAAACCTTTCTTTGGGACAAATTGATTTTACCTGTGATTATTTTGGTGTTGGCCTTTATGGGTACGTGGGTATTTTCTATTAATGCGGATGTAGCGGTTATCAAGAAGTCTATGACTACGGTTGACACATTAGTGACCGATCAGCGATCAGCCGACCGAATGATGATTTTACTAGAAGCCCAAACCAAAGCAAATACTGACCTCGTTAACGAAATGAAAACTAGTCAACGAGAACTTACCGACGCTGTTAACGAAATGAAACTGGCACTCGCAAAGTGCTGTTCCAAATCGGATAACTTTTCATTGTACGGGCGCGGAAAATGAATTGGGTATTAACGCTATTGCGGCTATTGCAGGCAGATAAAATGAGTACAGAGAACGAAACACCTGATGTGGGTACGCCATGTACCCCACCAGAACCCAATGAGCCAACTGAAAAATTTGGATTGATAGATGATTTACTGTTTCTTCTATTTCTAGTCCCAATGATCGGGGTGTTCATTCCACAGCTACGGGACAATATCAAAGCTGGATTCGATATTCTCGACACACTACCAAACTGGTTTACGTTTGTTATTGTGTTGGGTGTGGTATGTATTTTTGGGTTAAGAAAACAACTTACCGATATTTTAACTAATTTTACAAGTTTCGGTAAAAAATAAGAGAAACCTAGTTTTCTCTTGCATAAATAGAATTAGATAATTGGATTTTATATCCAAGAACTTTTTGACAATTTGAGGAAACAATTGAGATGACATTGCTATCTCCGGGTATTGCGATTAAAGAAATTGATCTCAGTACCACAATCGCAAACGCGGCTACTGGCCGTGGTGCGACAGTAGGTAAGGCGCAGTGGGGTCCGGCGTTCCAGATCAGTCAGTATGTTGATGAACCAGATGTGGTTCGTCGTGCTGGTCAGCCAAACGACTACACCGCAGCAACATTTTTCAGTATGGTAAACTTCCTACGCTATGCAAACGATCTTCGTTTTGTACGGGTAGTAAACGCTGCTACTGCAAAAAACTCCACCGCACTTTACAATGCTGTTATCGCAAATATTAGTTCAAGCGGTACTGGGTATGTGCAGGGTGCTACATATAATGTAACCGTCAATTCTGGCGCAACCGTAATTTCAACTGCAACCGTAATTGCTGTGTCGGCTATTGGTGAACTGCAATTGCTTCGCATCAATTCTACCGGTGTGTTGAATGCAATTAACAACGGACTGACAACTGCTCAATTGGGTGGTGTAGAAGTTCGTATGACAGGGGGTGCCGGTTCTGGGGCTGTTGTAACAGTTTCGCTATTGCAAGATTCTGGTGCATATATGCCAAACGATGCAGCACTGCATACCGCATTTACATCGAATACCGTTACACAACTGATCAACAACCAAGTTCCTAGCATCATTGCTAAGTATCCGGGTTCGTATGGTGACAGAATTAGTGTCGATGTAATCAACTATGCTGACTACACCGCCAATACCGGTAACATGGCTGTATTCCCTACTGGTGTGAACAAAGCTATCAAGTCGATTGCCAATATGTTCGAATACGGTCCACAGAACAGTAATCAATACGGTATTGTGGTGTATTTTGATGGTGTTGTTGTTGAGACTTTTGTAATCTCGACATTGGCTGGTGATAAAGACTATTCTGGATCAAACATCTATCTGGATGAATTCTTCGCAAACGGCCCTAGCCAGTATATCCACGCTACATCTGATTCATGGATTTCTCCTGCACTTGGTGGTTCTATCGGACTGGTATTTGCCGGTGGTAAAGATTCTAACGTCGCTGCGGGCGATTACCTGACCGGTTGGGATCTGTTTGGTGACAAAGAGGTCATTTTTGTTAACTTGCTGATCGGTGGGGCTGCCTCGGATGAATCACTGGCCGACGCAAGTACCATCCTTGGATATCTGTCGGATCTAGCCACTACTCGGGCAGATTGCCTTGCACTTATTTCACCACCGCGTGATCTAGTTGTTAACCAATCAACCGTAAACGCCGTAGCCAGTATTGTTGCTTGGCGTAATGGTGTAGATGAGTCTGGTAGTGAAGTTCCGAACAACCTGAACGTCAACACAAGCTTTGTATCAATTGACGGGAACTACAAGTTCCAATATGACAAGTATAACGATAAAAACCGCTGGGTTCCGCTCTCAGGCGACATCGCTGGACTATGTGCATATACCGATCAAGTTGCACAGGCATGGTATTCGCCTGCTGGGCTGACCCGTGGTCAAATCAAGTCTGTTGTTAAATTAGCAATCGCACCGAAACAAGCACATCGTGATAGTCTGTATGAAGCACAGGTTAACCCGGTAATCAGCGTGGAAGGTGAAGGTACTTTCATGTACGGTGATAAAACAGCTATGAGTGCCCCATCGGCATTTAGTCGCATCAACGTGCGTAGACTGTTCAACTTGCTTGAAAAAGCCATTTCCGATGCATCGAAGTACAGACTGTTCGAAATTAATGATGCGTTTACGCAAAATTCGTTCCGTACTGAAGTCAATGCTTACCTAGAAGGTATTCGTGCCCAACGCGGTATCTATGATTACTACGTTGAATGTTCTGATCGTAACAACACTGCTGATGTAGTTGACAACAACGAATTCCGCGCTGCAATCATGATCAAACCAGCTAGATCGATCAACTATGTAACTCTATCGTTTGTCGCGACTCGTTCGGATGCAAACTTCCAAGAACTATTGGGTTCTATCTAATAGTTAATCGCTAATTGAAGGGGTTGAAAACCCCTTCTAAATAAACATAGGAAACAAACACAATGGCATTGGAAATGCAGATTGGCGCTATCCTTGGTGATGCTGCCCGTCCAAACTTATTCGAAGTTGAAATTCCATTCCTAGGTCGTGATTTTAATTTCAAATGTAAAGCCGCTTCTCTACCAGCTTCGACAGTGGAAAAGATTCCGGTTGGATATCAGAATCGTAAAATCAATTTAGGTGGTGACCGCGAATTTGAAGACTGGGTAATTACTGTATACAACGACACAGGACATTCTGTTCGTGAACAGTTTCTTGATTGGAGCCGTATGGTTCAAATGCAAGACAGCAACATCTATGGTGATGCACCAGAAGATTACAAGAAAAATGGTTATGTTCGTCAGTTCGACCGTAAAGGTGTTCAAACGATTCAATACCTCATTGTCGGGATGTTCCCAACTACCGTAGCAGAAATTGCACTGGACTGGGATACCAACAACGAAATTGAAACATTTGAAGTCACTCTAGCTATTGACTGGTGGGAACCATCTACTTCTGTTTAATGTGAAACAGGGGCCAATTGGCCCCTATTCTAAATTGGGATAACAAATGGCACTACCGACATTCATCCAGAAAATGTTCAAG